CGTTGTTACATCCAGTTCCGTGACCTGGGTCGCGGTCAAAAGGTTTAACTGTGTACCGCTCAAACCTTCGGAGTGATCCGAATCGAAAAAATACTGGCCATCATAACATAGCCCGCTTGTCGATCCGGTGCCGTTTGCGATAAGCGTACTTAACAGGGTTGCCCAATGACTGGACGCCCTTTGCGCTAATTCCGCTATCCTGATATATACCTGTTTCGTCTTATCCCTGCGAATCTCATCGACCAAAACTTCCAAAGTTGCCTCGAAGGTTTTGTTTTCGATTGTGATTCCGTTTTCCGAAAATGCCTGGGCATTTCGGCCGCCGATCCATTCCCGCATCGCCGGGGCCTGGCCCAACCATTTATAGGTTTCCGATGCCTGATCACTGTCAAACAAAACAGAAACCAGATCGACCCAACTGGATCCCATATACTGTTCTAATCTTGCGAAAAATTCTCCGATTATTGCTCTCGATCCTAATCCTAACGCGCCCATATTTTATACTCCTAATAAAAAGATTGTTGTTGTTTTTTTTTCTGGTCAATAAAATAAGGCGGACTGTTTGAAAGTTTGGTTCCAAACAACCGCCTTATTCATTCCTGCCCCAGTTCCAGCCCGTCGGCCGGTCCCGGACTCTTTATTCTTTTTTCAAAAAAACTGCTTACTACTCTGCCGCCCAGGTCCCGCGAATTCCGATTATATCCCAACCGGTTGCTCCATCGGAACTAACTTTCAGATAATCCCCGCGCTGCTGTGTAGCCTTTGTATTGGACATTTTATGACCGTCAGCGTTTGCTGCTACCCCGCAACCGCCCAGGAAAAGATCATCACCGTTCGGATCAACGTGGACCAATGCCGTACCAAACGGGGCCGGATTAACTATTGTTACTACAACCCCGGCAACCGTGGCGATTAATGTTATCGTTTTCGTGTCGGTGCCCAGGTAAATAATCTTACCTGTATCTGTGATTAAGGTCGTATAATTATCGGTCTTTAAAACGCGGTTCGCGTTGTTGCCCCATTCGTCGTATTCGCCGGGCCTGAATTCAACTTCCATTCGGGTCGCTGATACATACCGGCTTATTACCCCGACAAAACTATTCCCGGCCGCGGCAAAGGTATAAACCGCATCGTCGGACGCGTAAACGGGTTGTCCGATGTCTGTGATAACACCTGTCAACAATACATCCAGGCGGTATCGGCCCGTTAAGACCTCGATATACTTATCGCCGGCGTCCCCTGTGCTGTTATCGCATTTCTTGATACAATGACCGCGGAAAATGTCGCCGGCTGTTAATGGCCGACCGTACCCGGCCGCGTTATCCCCGACCATTGCCCCTTCGTAAACAATATCCGTTGCAACCGCGGGAACGTGATCCCTGGTCCCAACCTTGATAATTGCCGGACTGTCTTTCGCTAAAGTTGTCATAATTTAACCCTTCATTTAAAAATTTATTTTTGTTTTATTTACACAATTGAAAAACATTACCTGGGCATCATTTTAAGTTTTTCCTGGGCTGCCTGGGCCGGTTTTCCTTTTCCGGCTGCGATCTTTTTCAGGAAATTCTTAGCGACCGCCGCCCGTTCTAAATCACAACCGCCGGACGATCTTATATAATACATGCATGTAATCGCCGACGTATGCCGATCCTTCTCATCGAGTGAAATTGGCAATCGTTCATTTGTGCCATAAGCCCGGTTATAATCCCGCAAAGTTCCTTCCGCAAACGGGTCCGATCTATCCAAAAGGAATCCGCCTTTGTTTATCTTCTGGGGCGCCGGCCTGACCGTCGCGATTGTTCGCGAATACAGAGCCGTAAATTTCGTGCGGAATGTGGGAACATCCATTTCGGATATTTCCTGGGCCATATCTTCGGCGGCCAACAATTGTACTTCCCCTATCAATTCGGGATACGATTCCCGCAATTCATCGGCCGTTGTAATTTCGGCCGGGGCTTCAATATTCCCTTCATTCTTTGTCATGGTTAATATCCTTTTCAAAAAATTATATCAAAATGCTCTATTTTAAAACTTGCCCTGATAAAACAAAAAAACCTTTCCTTACTTTGCCGACTTCATCTTCACATTGCCGGCGGCATTGTTGCGGACAAATGCCAGGTAATTTTCTACCTTACCGACAAATTCCTTTTGCAGTTCCAGGGAATTCTTGAATTTTTCTTTCAATTGATCCTCGCTACTTTCTGATTCGGGAATTTTGGTTTTGTTCGCTTTCTGATCGCCGATGAATTCCGCGGACGCCGGATCCGTTTTGGTTGTTTCCGTTGCGGTGTTCCCCGTTGTATTTTCGGCCTGGTTCTTCATAAGTTCCGCGTTTTTGGCTTTTAGTTTTTCGTTGGCCATTTGAACCGCTTCAATCGGTTTCTTGTCGGCGGAATAACATTCGACCAGAAGATCGTTATCACCCCCGCAAGCGTCCTGCAATTCCTTGAAACAATCCCGTTCTGTCTTTTCACCTTCGGCCATACCCGCCGAAAATACCTGTTCATGGATCTTCGGATGTTCGGCCTTTAAAATGTCCTGGGTGAATTCTGTTTCTTTACCTGCCATAGTGTTTACCCTTTCAGAATTATTATTGTTTTTATTGATTAACGAAAATTCGATATTGCCTTCTGTTTCATTAAACGCGTGGGATTCGGTGTTGCCATCGGCGCCAAAAACACATATTGAAACCTCCTCAATTGTCGATTTTCTGAAAACCGCGCCTGGGCCTTTAAGTGTTTTCCCGTTTACTTCGACCGATGCCCCCTGCTCAACATCTTCGATAACCGACGGGAGGACCCGCAATGATGCCTCCATCGGGAACCCTTTTTTCATATCCTTAAATATGGCCACGGCTGTTTCATTGTCTAAAAACGGCCCCTGGATCAAAACTTTATCAGAAATTTCCTGCTTATCGGAAAAACCGATCCGGCGATCCGTAGAATGTTCCTCCAGGACCGGCGTTCTTTTCTTGGCAAATTTCATCCCGGTTAAATCGAACGCGACATTCCCCCAATACCAATGGTTCGGGATTATTTCGCCGGAATATCCGATGATTGAAAATCGTTGTTCGTCGGCTTCGGCGTCCTTAAACTGAATTTCACCTATTCTATCGAACAAACAAGCCTGAATCGGTGCCGTTTCTTCCTGACCGTTATATTTTCCCATGATTAATTCCTAAATTAATATTTTATTTTTGATCTTTCCGGACCTCGGCCAATTTTTTTTCCTCGGATTCAACTTCCGCCAGGACTTCCGAAACCTCCAGGCCCTTCGCTGAACATATCCGTTTCCGGGATGTCGTTGCGTTCGCAAGTTCTATCTTGTTCGCCATCGCTTCCTTATACGGGTCAACGTATGTCCATTTATTACAGACAATCTCCCGGCTGTAGGCGTCGGGCCTGGCTGTTAATTCCTTTGTTTTTATTTTCCGTTCGATAAACCACCGCCAGATCCGGGCGGCATAAGGCGTAATGATATCACTTTGTTCCGCCTTCCAAAATTTTTGGGCCTGCTGATAAGCGATCCGCGCGTTCATAAATGTCGAGCCCGAAAAATCAAGACTGACAGACATTAACGGGATGCACAAAGGCCGGAAAATAAAACTCAATATTCGCATCACAAATGGATCGAACATTTCGCCGGGCCGCACATTTCCAATTCCCTTAATATCTTCGAAATCTTCCCCATATTGGATCGTACCCGGTTCTATTTTTTCCAGGCGGTTATTGTTATCATCATATCCCGTCGAACTTGTCCCGCCGGTAAAAGGCCCGGGCATCCCGGTTTGAGTGTCTTTGAGTGTCACGAAAACACAAAAACAGGCATTAACCGCCGCCGCGACAACTTCGGCGTCAATATATTTATCCAGGTAATCAATAAATTTTATACTTGCCGCCAGGGCCGGTTCCCCCCGGCTTTGGCTTGACCGTTCGGGATTAAACATAAAATGGACCTTCTCGGCAACATAGTTTTTATAATCTGCTGATTTGATATATCCGTATTTGTCCGGGCGGCCGACATAATAACCTAACAATTTTAATGTTTGTTTTGAAAATGCTATACCGTTATGAATCTCAAAATGTTTCGGATCCCTTTTATCCTGGGGTGTTCCGATCTGGCAACCCTCGATAATCTGTAGTTCGTTGTCAAGGAATATTGTTGCCGAATCACCATCCCGGCGGTATGCCAGATAAGCCATTCTAAAGATTTGATTGACATTAAACCGGCCCGTAACATCACAGGGCCTTTCCACCATTTGTTCTTTCCATAATGCCTCCGCCGCCGCGTTCCAACCTTCATCAAGGGTTCGGGCCTCGATCCGCGGCCCGGTCCCGGTGACTTCATCGCGTTCGGTTTTCAAAACACCTTTTACGATGGGATTGTTCCGCATATATTCCCGCTGTATCTCCCTCAATTCGTATAAATTACCGTCGTTTAAATGAGCATCACCGGTGCCGCCCAACATAGATCTATTCTTTCTGGTCCGGTGTTTATCAAGTGCATCGTAGGCGGCGCGGAATTGGGCCCGTTTGAATTTTGCCCGCGGGGAAATTATCCCCACAAGGTTATCTATCCCCCTGGATACAGCAGAAAAACCGTTTTTGTCTTTTCGTTTTTTCATTATTTTTTAGAATTCCGCCACGGTTCGCCGCCCGCCGGCGTTACCGATTGCCCCTTCGTTCGCAATTTCTTTAATGATCGTTCGGCGTTCGGCGTAAAGGACCCCGAGTGTCCCCCGGGTATAAGATCGATCCGCGATTGTATAGGACTGCGACCCGGCTTCAATTGCCGATATGGCCGTTTCAATTCCTGTCAACCTTGCCGCCAATGTTTGGGCCATTTTTTAAAAAACTCCAAAAACAATTGTTAATTATTTAAACAACAGCAATTAATCGTTATTTGGAAATTACCATAACCGGGGATTTGTGGAAATGGGGTATATACCAATGGTTGGTACGTATGTTTTTTTGTTTCCTGCCGTAATACGCCCTTATATTCGGCCCAGGATGGGGCCATATTGCCCCAGGTGCCGCGATCCAGGCGGCGGCGGGGAATTAAAGCCCCGGCCGTATATCTTCGACGGATTTAAACGTACCGCCGCAATCGCCGCATTTGTGGTGTCGGAGCCGCCAGGTATCGTCTGGGGCCTGGGGGTTTGTTGAATAGACCGGGCAATTGCGGGATCTACAGAAAGGGCAATGAATAGCCGTCCAAATAACCAATTTATCCGCCGGCGGGTTTGGGACGCGGCGGCGGTTTGTTTTGCCGCTTGTGATTTTCGGTATGTCATCAAGAAACCCGCTCACAGATTCGGCAACCCCGCAAGAAAATTGCTCTTTTTTGTTTTCTTATTTTTGGCCACTTCTCGCTTTTTCTGCAAAACCTCCGGCGCCGGCAATGCCATTGCCCCGCGAAGTTGGCCGGCAAATAATCCGTAAACGCGGCAATCCCAAAGGTGATTCGGTTGGTGTTCGTCCTTGACCTTCCAGAAAATATCTGTTTTTTTCCCCTTGCGGATTATTATCTGTTCTTCTGATGTCAAATGCTTAATCGTTTCGTCCGTGGTATCTGCCGGCAGATGGAACCAACCGGGGCCCGGACTCGGGGCGTCAAATAAAAACCGGTAAAGGGTGTTTTTGATCGTATTTACATTAAGATCGTACCGGTATCGTTTGGCCCCGCCTGGGGGGCCCGGTTCGGTCGTTGCCCGATATGTCCGGGTTTTAACGGTATGATCACCCCGAACAACAATAATATCGAGCTCCGTACATTTATCCCGGAAATCCTTTACGACCCCGGGGCGGTAATTACAGTCAATCGCCGTTGTCGAGATTCGAAAATAGTTTTCCGGATTCGAATTGCATAACCAATTCCGGTTAAGGTACGTTCGCAAAATCTCATAATTCTCCAGTTCTTTCGTGTCCCCCGTTTCGATCCGGCCATCGAATATCGTATAACATTCCGAAAGATAACCCCAACCGATAACCGTCAACCATACATGATCTATCTGGACATCGACCCCGGCCGTTAACATCATCACACCATCCGGGACAATGCCGGCCTGGTAACTATCAATATGTTTCAACAAAACATTTTCATCCGTCCGTTTGTCCAATTCCGCCCAGACTTCGGCCAATTGAGAATTGACAAAATCCTGCAAAGGTCCGGTGTCACCTGTCCTTTTTGCTATTTGCGCTTCGGCCCATTCCTTCGCTAAATCGTCGATCTTCTGAAAACCCGGAAATAACATTAATGCCGTGACATGAAAACTTCGGTGCGTTGTGTATCCCTTGGCCGGTCCTGTTATTTCACCGCCTATTTTTATACTGCAATTTTTCGGCAACCACAACCCCCGGCATACCGCCGCCCACCGGTCCTGCTCTGTCCATCGCTTTTTACAATGGGGGCAACAATAAAACGCGTGGCCGCCGCTTTCATATTCGGCCGGCGTCAAAAGTTCCCCGCCGGGGCCCTTGTCGAGTTGAACATGTTTCCATTTTGGAATATGATATTCATTACAATCGGGACATTTGACCCACCATTCCTCCTGGGTGCCGGCCTTGTATTCCCGGTCGATTATATCGTTCTCGAAAACAGGCGTTGACGGGCAATATAATTTCGACCGCGAATAAAACGTTCGCTGTCTTTTTTTCGCCAGGGAAACCGGATCCGCTTCTTTGCCCGCCTTTGTCGGGTATTTTCCAACCTCATCTAATATAACGTGACATACCGGATTATCCGCCAGCGCCGCCGGCGATCCCGCCCACCCCAGGTATAAGATCATATTATCCAGGACTGTTTCCTTACCGATATTGAGATTATCGACCCGCCCGCCGGGAAGGTGTTTTGCTAACCCCGGCGTCGATTCGAACATTGGCTTTACCCTGGTATTAACGCGGCGGTTTGCGTCGGCTTCTGTAGGCATTACTATTAAAGTTGGTGCCGGGGCCTGGTCTATAGTCCTGCCAAGAAAATTCAACCCCGCTTCGGATCCCGCCGCCTGGGAACATTTCATAACCGTCACTTGCCGGGTCGTTGTATCTGACAAACAATCCATAATCTCAACAAGATAGGGTGTATATTCATGCGACCAGGGCCCTTCAAAACTGGATGTTTTCGCCGACAAGATCCTTTTCTGTTGGGCCCAATCGGCAACCCCGAGTTTTTCACCTGGTGAATACCGGTCTAATTCCTCCGGTTGTATCGGCAAGGGCGCAATTTCGATCCGGCTATTCATTCCGTCCCCCACTCAAAATATTTATCAGTTCCGAAAACAATGTTTGTGCTTCCGGCGGCAATTGCAACACCTCGGGAATCATGCATTGTCGGCGCCGGGTATCATCGAAAAAATTCTCTAAAATTTCCTGGATCTTCTTTTGCGGTTTGTTGATACATAAACCCGCCAGGGTTTCCGATTTGTTTTCAATCGATGAAATAAATACTTGCTGCCGGGCCAAAAGCCCCGCGATCACCTGTTCCCTATCCAAAAGTTGCCCTTGTTCTTTTTCCATTTCAACTTGCAATTTCCGGGCCCTGGCATCGCGCAGGGGATCCAATTTATTTGATGATGTTCGACCCGGGGCATCGGCTTTTTTTGTCAAAATAAAATCGTGATACCACGGTATAAATTCAAAAAGGTTGAACGTCTTATCTGAGTTCCGGTTTAGTCCGTGTTTGATATGCCATTCATGGACCGCTTGCCGCGTCCGGCCTGTCAACTTGCCCAATTCGTTAATCGAAACGTGTGTAAAATCGACCTGGTCCCGCCCGGCAATTTCATTTTTTAAAAGGTGTTCGATTTGTTTAATCGCGGAATTTTGCCCGGCTTTTGCCTTTTCCAGAATAGCCTTTTGAACCGTTATTATCAATGCCAGGCGTTCGGCGTTCCAAAGGTCCCGAATTTCCGGATCATCCTGGATCATTTGAAACAATTCACCGTGTTTTAATTCCAGGGTAATTTCCGCCTGGGTGATTGTAATCGGCGTCCCCGCCAATTCTCGAATATTCCGGACCAACCGCCCGCGATCCCAGGCGGCCGCCAGATCCTTATATTTTTTAATATAATCAACCAGGGAAACATTAAGATCCGCCGCCGCGTCGGCATCGGCCAAGTTCTGATATTTTACCGCCAGGGCCTTAACTTTTTTCGGTCCTATTTCCCGCCGCTTTGTTTTTTTTGCCTTGCCCCCGGCCGGCCGTTTTTTCTTTAGGGCTTTTTTTCTGGTTCCGGGGGCTGTTGTGTTTTCCTTTTTTGCTGTTTTCCCTGGTGAATCCAAAATAAATCCCTTTATTATTTCAACAATAACCCGGCAATCCTTTTGCCCTGGTTGAACATTTTAACTTTTATTTCCTGCTAACATATTCTTTTTTTTTGCGCGGCTGCCGGGCCAGAAAATAACCCAGGAGAAAAAAATAAACCGATAACGGAATCAAAATCAACGTTGTTTGTAAAAATGAAATCATCTTAAACCCCTTTCACATAATAAGCGAAGATCAACATCATATATTCCAAGTTGCCCACGGACTTCAAACGGCATTATCAGCATTACATTTTTAAGTTCCCAGGCATAAGCCCCGGGGTACAATTCGCACCTTGCCCCGGCTTCGTCGGCCTTTACCATTGGCCGGCAATCGGTTAATGCCACGACCCCCAGGGCCCGGCCAGTTGGATGCCCGGCAATTCGGGGGTTCTTTGACGATACAATTAAAAGATCCCCGCGGTATTTCGTGGCCCATGTCCGGGTTTCAATAGTCTTTTGTCCCCGGATTATCATACTTGCCCACGGCTGTTTTACTGATATTGCTTTCATATTTATTAATGTCCTTTCCCCAAAAGCAAAACTAAACATTTTGGGCATATATACAAATCTGATTCCCAATATATTACACCCGAATCATGGACGTCGCCTGTTTTACGATGCACCTCTGACCATCTATAAGGTAAAAATCCTTCACACTTTATCTCTTTTTTAATATGGCACATGCTACAGGTGATTTTCATCTTCCTTTCCCTCCCATTCCTTCCTGTAAAATAATTTCTCCAAAAGAAAATGCCGTATTTGTGATTCAGCATTGCCTGACCATACACATAATCCTTTTTCGTCTGTGGAAACCAAGTTAGCTTTTATAATATAATCAATAACGTCTGAACCTATAGATTTAGTGACAATCGCATCGATGGTATTTATACCTAAACATCTATCTGACCAGTCAGACGATTCTATTGCCTCTCGGCTTACACCACTTACTAACAGTTGGATTTTGAGGGAAATAGATTCTTGCCTATATTTTTCTGAGAGCTTTGCGCCTATCCGAAGGAAATCCGCCCACGTCACAATATGCTTACAGGCATCCTTTAGGTTATTTCGAGGAAAATATTTGTCTATTTTACCAAAACACTCAAAGACGGCCTTATGTCGCCATTTCATATATCGACATCTCACTTTAAATATAAACCTTTTAATATATCGCTTCATCTTCATTATCCTTTCTTTAGGGCTTGCTTGACAAATTTAAGTGCATGATTGCGATTAAGGCCTGGGCACATAATCGTTAAATTTTCTTTTGTTTTCTCCAAAGCCCCTCTTAACCATTTATTCTCGGTTTGGAGTTGACAAACTTGCTGAACTAAGGGGTTTTTAGCACATACCTGGACGTGTTCTCTTATTTCTTTTGCAATGTCATCAGGCAAATCTTTTGCCGCCCCTTTATGTTCCGGCCATAACTTATAACAATATGCACATACTGGTGTTGTTCTCATGTTATTCACCGCCTTTCGGTGTTCTGTAAACAAACAAAAAATAGTTTGGTTTATTAGATGCAGGTAAAATATGCACAGTATTCATGTCAACTCCGTAGTTCTCAAGCTTTCGTATAAAGTTTCCTATTTGTTCTTCGTGGACGTAACAACTGTCACTCCAACAATCCGGGGTTGTTTCCATCTTATTCACCGCCTTTCGAGGTTATATCCCTTTGTATTCTTACTCCATCTTCGCCCAGAGCATTTTCTCCATTTTAATCTACTTTTGTATGGTGACTACGAATCTCGACTGTCATCCAACCACTCGTATAAAACAACCCGGAAAAGTTCCGATCCTATCCAGGTCGGGCCGGTGTCGTTGTGTTTTTTTTCTGTGTCTTTCGATCCCGTCCCATATTCAACCAGGCAATCATAAGCCTGTTTTATTTTTATAAAATCCGCCCGCGAACCCCCCTTATCCGGGTGACATTTTAAAGCCCCGCGCCGATATGCCGTTTTAACCTGTTGGGCCGTTGCCCCAAGTTCCAAACCCAATATTTCCAAAGCCAATATTCGATTCATTTCAAGATATACTTTCTGTTGGTTTCAATATTTGTTTGATCCGCTTGCCGCAGAAAAGGCAATAATTCATTTTATTATCTCCTGGTGTTCCGTCAAGCAAGGTCCATTCCTGACCGCAATCCGTTGACCAGGCATCTGAATCGTATCCTGAAAAATCTTCTTTGTTTACCCATTTGCAATTTTCCGGCATAATCATTTTCCTTTAAAAATATTTCCAATCTTTCGAAAAGTCATAAGGCTCGTATTCTATGGTTGTTCGATGATGTAATTCCGCGTAAAACTGCAAATGAGCCATATGACTAAACATATTTACAAACCAGATAAACGGATTCAAAATTATTAAGAATTTACGCATCTTCATTTTTTTACCTGTTCATCCTGGACGGTTTCCGCCTTTTCATTTTCCGGGACCCGCCGCGTTTCGGTTTTTATGCCGGCAAGAATTGCCTGGACCGATTTACGATGAAAAAGTAACCGCCTTTTTTTAAATGGCTTCATTTAAAAAAACTCCTGTAATCTTTTTTAATTCAGC